TATTCAGTATCTCTTCAATTCAGTGAACTTGAACCAATTTATGCAGATGACATTGCAGGAAGAGGTGGCACTGGTGATTCATACTTAAACGAGACAACAACAGGATACTAAAATGGCAAAACCTTATTTCAGATTCGTTCCAGACTTTAATTACACCAGTAGACAGAAAGGATCAAACTCTACTGACTATACACAAGTTAAGAATCTGTTCAAGAGAGGAAAACTTCGTGATGATATTTTTGGTGAGATTTCTTTCTTTACAAAGTATTCCATCATTGGAGATGAAAGGCCTGATAGTGTCGCATATAAGATTTACAATGATTCAACTCTTGATTGGGTAGTTCTTCTCTCAAATAATATTATTAATGTTCAATCAGAATGGCCTTTAAGTCAACAAAATTTTGACAATTACTTGTATGAAAAATATATGAACATTGAAACAATCAATGCTGTTCATCATTATGAATCAAAAGAAGTTAAGACTAGCACAGGTACTTTGATCTTTAAAAAAGGAATAAGAATACCAAACAATTATACTATTTCATTTTATGATTCTGGATTAGGTACTGAAGTTACTACAACAAACATTGCAGTTCCTGTAACCAATCTTGAGTATGAAATTAAGATTCAAGAAGATAAAAGAAATATCTTTGTTCTTAAACCACGTTATCTGAATATTATTTTTAATGATCTTGAAGATTTCATGCCATATAAAAAAGGTTCTACTCAATATGAGAGCAGAACCTTGAAGAAAGGAAATACAATTAAAATCTACGAATAGATCTATAAAGATTAATATATGCTGCGATAACTAAAAGCGTTAGGCATAATTGATTATACGTCACTCTTCAGCAAGTCGTTGGAAGTAGCTAAGGGCATCATCCTCATCATCATTAGACTTGGAGGAACTCAGAGAATTGAGTTGAGAACTCAGTTCTTCAGGAAGTTCAGACTTCTGTGAACGGGAAGAGAAATCAGGCGTGTAAGAACCGCGATCATTATCTTCATCATTAGTCTCTTCGTCATAACGAGGACGTGAAGACTTTTGTCCAAGAACTGCTTTCAGACGTGCTTCCAATTGTTCATAAGTCTTGAACTGATCAGGAGCAGTCAGTGCATTCAGAGAGTACTGCTTCTTCCACAGTGCTTCCAGAGCATCATCGTCATCGAGCAGAGGGCCAGTGCGATCAAACTCTGACTTGTCATAGTTCCAGTAACCATCTTTCTTGACAATCTTCAGTTTGAAGTTAGCACCTTGCCAGAAATCAAAGGGGTTGATGGGAGTCTCGTCTTCGAACTCTGGTTGCATTGCTTCCATGATCTTGTCAAAGATCTTCTTGCCATACTTGAACAAGAAAACTTGTCCTTCATTCTGAGGATTGGCAGGATCCTTTACAACATAGATGTTACTGTAGTAAGACAGTTTACGCTTCTGCTTACGAACCGTGTCTTTATCTGCATCGTTACCGCTGTTCCACAGTTCGCGGTTGTATTCGCCAAGAGGATCTTTCTGTCCAATAGTAGTCAGAGAGTTCTCAATATACCAACCACCAGGGCCTTGGAATGCATGAGAATACATCTTTGCCCAAGGAAGATCTTCTCCATCGGGAGCGGGCAGGAAACGGATAACTGCAAAACCATTACCAGTTTTGTCCATTTCAGGTTTCCAGAGACGATCATCACCGCCGCCAGAAGTGTTATTCATCTTCTCAACTTCTTTCACCAGTTTGGAAGTGAGAGAACCAAGAGAAGATTGCTTTTTAAGATTTGCGAAAGACATTCGGATTACCTCGGATTTTGTACGGATTTGGCTTTTGTGTACTCCAATATTTTACATGTCGGAACCAGTCTTGTCAATCTGTTCCTTCATCATTTCAAGCATCTTACTCATGTTGTTTAATACGACACTCATATCAACATTCTTAGGAAGTCCCATCATGTTAGCAGAATCAATGATTCTTTCTTTCATTTGTTTTGCTTCAGGATCATCAGACAAACTCAATCTTGTATAGAGAACTTTTTGTTTCTCCAACAACTTTTCAAGAAGTCCAACATGAAACATTTTCTCTTCTTTATTCATCGTTTGAAACTTAAAGACGTTACGATAAACATCTTCTTGTAACTCACTGATTTCTGCCATCTCTGCACGGACGACATCTGAATCGAAAAAGCTCATCTTTCTCCTAAAACAATTTCCTTAAGAACTTTTTTATATTGAAATACATCTATATGTAGGAAGGGAGAATACTTCTTTATTCTCATACTTACGGTTTGCCACACCGGATCCTGGAGTTTCTTATCAAATTCATTTCTGAATCCAAGAATATTATCCAGAATCACCATTGTCTCAATTGAAATATTATTTCTTAGATACTCTTTCAAAATTTGTGGATGTCTAGAACCATCCATAGCAAACATTGAATCAAAATTATTGTCAGCAAAAATGTTTTCTATTTCTTCTTTGAAGACATATGAAAGAGATTGATTTCTTTTCTTCCATTCTGTATATCTGTCTTCACCCTCTCTGATCATTTCTCCTATCCAAAGTTTTCCTGGATCAGTACAGGTGATAAAGTTAGATACAAAGAAATCAACTACTTCTTTGTCGTCTTTGTTTCTTGCAAGTTTTTCAAACCAGAAACGATCTTTCCGTTTGTAGAAAGACTGAACGGTAGCACGACTCTTCCCACAATACTTGTGGTAGTCATACTTTTCTTTAGTGAAGTGATTCTTCAAAGAGAGGTATTGTCTGTAAGCATCAACAGGCATCATTCTTCAAAGTGGTAGTTTCGCTCTAGAACTTCTCTTCAGGAAGTTAAGTTCCATAGCTTCATACTTGATCTTTTCTTTCAATGGTTTTGAAATCAACTTGGGAACAGATTCCAAGTCAATTTTATTTCTATCACAGAAGAAAACAATGGCATCAATGTAATTCATGTCAGCATTATCCCTCACGATAATCTCAATCTCTTGAGCAAACTTTGAAGGACAAAGAAATTTCTCTTCGATAATTTTTGTTAGTTCTTTCGCTTCATCAGGCATATTCTTGTAGTTTGAATTCAACAAACTCTCTAATATATTCGGAGAGCAATTTAATGTACTTTGCTTTGTCATACTCTTCATAAACGACACATTCACCACTTTCACAAGACATGATAATTACAAACTTCTTCACAATGATACCAGTGAGTTCAAAAAGCATACATGCATATGCAGCACACTGAACAAAGTAATGATCGATCCAATCTCTTGGTTTTGGTTTCTTTGAAGTTTTAAAATCGATGATGGCAAGTTCACCATCATACTCAGCAATGCAATCTACGGTTCCTGCAATACCAAGCTGCTTACTATACAGAGAACTTTCAAGTGCATGAATATTATTTATTCGATTCAAATCTGGTTTAGCAATCTTGAAGAGAAAGTCTGATAGTGGTTGAACTTGTGGAAGTTCATTATTCATTAGATAGTTTTCAACCAGAGTATGCATATCAGTTCCACGACTGGTTGCTGCTCTAGTGATCTTATCGGCTTTCTCTTCACCGATTTTCTTACGCCAATTAATAAAAATTTGACGGTTGATATGACTAATAACCGAAGTGATTGATACTAACTTTGTAAGTTCCCCATCAGAAACTTTATAGTACCTCACACCATCAATTGTTTCTCGTTCGAGATCAGGAAGTTCAATATCAACGTGTTCAAAAATCATAGATTAAGTTCCATTTTTGCTATAATATATTCTTTCACAATACCTGAACGAATGATGTCATCAACACCAAATTCAATAATACCAAAAGAAGGCATTGCTCTCAAGATTGACATGAAATCAATGATTCCATTTTTTTCTTGTGTCTTTGTGAGATCAGTTTGAGTAGCATCTCCACAGAAGCAGATACGGCTATTCTCACCAACTCTAGTAATTATACTATCAAGTTCATGAAAATTCAAGTTTTGAAATTCATCAACGATAATAATTGCATTATCAAGGGTTGTTCCACGAAGAAAGGATGTGCTCCAGAATTTAATTGTCTCCTGAGATTTCAGGTTACCATACAGCATTTCAAAGTCAGCATCTGATGGCATCTGGAACATATACTTCACCATGTTCTTATAAGGAATCTGGTAAAGTGCTGACTTGTCTTCATGATCTCCAGGAAGGAAACCAATCTCACGAGTAGCAACAAGAGATCTTACAATGTAAATCCTTTCATATGGTGTTCTTTCATCAAGAACATCTTGAATTGCATTGTAGAGAGTAATAAATGTTTTACCAGTTCCTGCACATCCGTAGGCAACAATATGTTTACCCTCATCATAAGAATCAAATAATTTTTTTTGATTGTCTGTGAGAGGTTCAATATCGAGAAGGAAATCTGAATTGATCGGTTTCTTTCTCTTCATTTGTTTTGCTGTCATACCAACTCCAATGGGTTGATCTTGCGAAGCTCTCTTTCTTCTTGCCATATGTAGTTTTTTTTAAACTGGTTTGACTTGAGATCCAGGTGCTTTTGATGCTTTTCTCAAAACATCATTCCAACCTGGATGTGATTTTCTTAGTTTATCATATACTTCACCAACTTCTCCAAAGTTAGGAGAATTTTCTGGAGTATAATATCTTTGCCAATCTGGGTTATCTTTGCTCCATTGATCCCAGTCGTGAACACTCATTGTCACTTCTTTTGTTTCACCAGTTTCTACATGTTTAACAGGGTATACAGCCATAATATTCAATAAACTATGAGAGTATTTATTAGTTCCATTCAAGTGCTTCTGAAACAGCAGGAAACTGTTCAATAAAGATTGCCTTAGCATCATTGGCAATATCCATGTGTTCCTTCTGTGTACCGTGTCCAGAACGCAAATCAATGTAGTGAATCCAAGAACGTACTGAACCCGTCATATAGAGGCGTGTAGGCGTAGCCAGAGGCAGTACAAACCTTGCACACTCCTTTGCTACTCCACGCTCTAGCATTTGATTGTAGAGTGCCATAGAGGAGTCAAACA